TTTTGTAGGTTTGCTAGTGCCCTCCAGGCTACTTTTGCGCTGTGTCTTATGCCGTCAGTGTCTAACGTTCCTGCGCCCATTAAATGCCTTGTAAGCGCGTCTAATTCGTCACCAGATTTCGCTCTGTCCCAGTGTAGTGGCTTGTCTGCATGGTGCTGGTCATTGCCTCTCTGGCTACATTGTGCTATAGCCTTTATAGCGTCTGGAAAATACATTAAGACTCCAGAGTAGATAGGTGTGGCTTTGCGCTCAGCTGCGACGTCCTGGTTGCCGAACGGGGGGTTATCTAGTAACTCGTCCAGGTCATGGCTATAGCTACTATAAAACTCACTGCAAAGGCTTTTACCACCTATTTCACAGCTACAGTCTAAACATGGTTCTCTTAGTATCGTGTCTCTCATTTCGTTTATTTTATCTCTACTCATATAAGGGTTATTAAGGGGCCTTTTACAGCCCCGTTATTAATCAGTCTACGATACCAGCATAGCTAAGCCCAGGGCTAAAAACCCTATTAATACTATCCTTGCTGTAAATTTTAAATCTTCTTTCATTACGCTTGTTTTTGTATGTTATTGATTAGTTGGGCCACTTCGTTATAGGGCCTAGTAGCTAAATACCCTAATAATTGGTTAACAGACTCCACTGTTAAACTTACTGTTTCTACTTCTTTTACTTCTTCTTTTACTTTTTTCATATTTATTTATGTTATGGGGCTTTCACACCCCTGATTAAATTACAATACCATCAATTCGTTAACTGCGGTCTTTCCGCCTAATACTACAGCGCATCCTATCGCTGGCTTTTTACCTACTTTCATGTAAGCCATAGCGTAACTTTTAGCATCAATACCACACCCTACCTGTGTCCCAAATACTCTGGAGTTAGCTCCTACAAAATACTCAGTGTATGCCTGGGTATGTAAATGGCCCTGGACCGTGCTACGCATATCTGAGCGCGCTTTAGTCTTAGCTGTCCCAGCTTCACCATGTATGTATAAAACGCCGTCTATTTCTACGTCTGTAACAAAATTCCATTTAGGTGTATTTAATACTTCTGAGTAATCCTTAATCCACTGCTTTGGCACGCCTCCTGATTGTGCCTTACGCATTATAATTCTATCATGATTACCTACAGTCACGTGAGCATCAGGCCACCTGTGGTAATACCTCTCTAGTCTCTTAATAGCTAGCTCCAGCTCCTGACCGCCTCCTAGGCCGTCCGCATCCGTCTCATGATATGAGCTGTAATGGTTGTCTATCACGTCACCTATAAAAACTACCTGGTTACAGTTGTAACGCTCGTACACTTCTACACAATGGTCAAAGTAGCTGTCCAGGTCAAATGGGCTGTGTAAATCACCTATAACTAACACTCTAGACTCTTTGTTATTAAAGAACTCAAATGAGGCTAATTTAGCGCCTTGCAGTCTGGGCCTTACGTCTGCATGTTTTTTATTTGCCATAATTTGTCTTTGGTTTTTGGGATTTTTCAATTTCTTTTTGTTCTATAATCTGAGCTATATGGTATAACTCGCTGGCTAGTCTTTTATAGCCCTCTGGGTCGCTCTGGTCCTTACCTACCTGGTGCTGCCATGACAGCCTAGTGGCAAACTCATCCGCCACATCGTTAAGCTCTGGCAGACTCATTTTTTTCAACTTACTGGTTGTTAGCGGCATAGTATAATTTCTCTAATTGGCTAACTAATCCAGCTAAACATGGGCCACAGTTTGAAACCTGGCGCTTAGCGCTGAATACATGATTAAATACCTCTACTAACCTGGTCTGTGTAGGCATGTTAACGCTAGTGGGCCTTTTAGGCTCAAAGAACGACTTTAAAAAATTATAATCGTCTGTTAAGAGGTCATTTAATTTCTTGTTAGGAAACGCCTTATTCAACACTGCAGCTCGCGCCTTACATCCGCAATCATCTACTACAGCATCTACTAGGTCCTTAATTCCTGTAACCTCTGTAAATTGCGTTACAATATCACCCAGGCCAGTGTTTTTACTTTCGCCTAGTATCTCAATTACTACAGCCTTTTTTAATCTTACTTTTTGTGCAATCTTACCAGGGCTTAAACCCTCGCTGTTTAATAAAAAAATCTGGTCGTTTAACTCTTGTTCTGTACTCATAATTTTGGTATTTAGTGGTTATTAAATTAAGTGAAAATCACCGTTTAAATAATCCTGGTAATCTTCGTGCAGTTTATCTGCTATCAGTAATTTGCTTCTTTTAATGCTTAAATAAATTGTTCTAATTCCTATCTTACTCTCTGTAGCTATGGTCCTGAAACTCTTACCAGTAGTTAAGTAAGTTTTAAATAACTCATAATCAAACCAGCTAGCATTATCTTTTACAATCTGGTACATCTTAATCTCTATTGCCTCTAAGGAAACAACTCCAGGGTCTTGGCCCTCGTCTATCCAGTTGTATTTTTCTTCAAAATCGTACTGACTGCCTAGGTGATTATACTTTAAATTAGATTTCTTTTTAATGCTGTTTAGGATTATTGACCTTAGTACAAAAAACATATATCCCTTAGATACTTTGCCTTTATCGTTTACAACTTTGTCAAATAAATCCTCGTATCTGGATAGTTTTAGGTACGCCTCCTGTACGAAATCTTCAGCGTAGTTAAATACTTCATTGTTATTACCAGCTATTGCCTTAGCCATCTTAATATATTCAGGGTGATATTGGGCCAGTAATTCTAGGGCTTTATTTTTGCTCATTAAAATGCTAATTTAGGTGATTGATTAGGCACTGTCATTGTAGGTAATGGTTTACTGTGGTTTATAATATCACGACCAGCTACTGTAAAGGCCACGTTACTAGGCTGCATCCTTAATGATATTGGCGCGTCTAAACTAGTTGGCCGTCCGCCTGTCTCAGTTTCTTTTACTTTCACTACATGAATATCTGAAACCATCCAGCGCGTTGGGTGTTGTGTGTACCTGTGAGTACTTATAACATCGTCCGCTCTGTTTCCCCACTTACCGCCTCCTTCAACATCTGCCATACTACATGGCTGTGGTAATCCTTCAAACTCATGACCGCTAGGGTGCTTTTTTCTTAGAGCTTCAGTTACTGCGTGAGCGTTAAGCCATACAGTCACATTATTTTCTTTACAGAATAATCTCATTTCGCTAGCTATCTGGTAATCGTACTCATGGCCTCCAACTTGCTTAAGTAATGTAACGTCTTTTATTAGTGAGTTATAAGGGTCAATAAGTAAGCCATCATAGTGCCATACGTCTAATATTTGCTTAGCTTCTGCCATTAGTGTGCGTGCGCTATATAATTTATCTACTGCCATTATTTTAAAGTGGTCGTTAATCCACTCTATCTCTGTTTCTATTTGTGCATCTGGTAGCTTTTGTATTGGAGTACCAGTTTTAAACTCTAAGAGCTTACGGGCTATGCTGTAGTCTGAATTTTCAGAGCTGAATACTAGCCACTTTTTGCCATGCTTTAAAGCGTAAGCCATCATTAAGTATAATATAACTGTAGTTTTACCAGTATTCGCGTGTCCTATGCAAATGTTAAAAGCTCCAGCTTTAAATCTCAAATACTCGTCTATTTCTTCGATACCTAAGCCTTTACCTTGCTCTATACGGTCATACTTTACATCATATAATTTACCTTTTATTTTTTCAATATCTGTTATCATAATCTGGCCTTAAGTTAATTAATAAATAAGGGGGCTTTTACACCCCCGTAATTAAGCCATGATTAAAATGGTAAGTCTGGTGTCTCACGTCCAGCGCTAGATTGCTCTGAGCTTGCTGTTTGTTGTTCTACCTTGTCCGCTACTGTAATCGTACCGTCGGTCCATACTACTTTACCGTTAGCGATATACTGCTTAGGTTCTTTAGCGTCTCTCTGGTCCTTTGTCTGGTCCATTGCCGCGCTTACGTTTTGACCGTATACGTTAGTCTCGTCATTTACAAATACTGAGATATTAGCCCAGCCCTTGTCGTTAAATTGAATTTTCTCTTTGTTGATACCGATTGATATAATTGTACTCATAATTTTATGCCTCTCTTAAAGGCCTGATTTTAGTGTTGGCAAAATTGCCGTTTAATTAATTAACTTGCTATAAATATAATACTTATTTATTCTTACTCAAATTTTTAAGCTGGTGAGTTTTCAGCAGTTGTCAACGTTTCTAACACTTTGCCTTTTAAAGAGTATTTTCCTTTAATCTGGGCTACAGTTACCGTCTTATTAGTTACTGCCTGTAACGCTTTTAAATATGCTTCACTAGACAAACTTAGCTCTGGTAATACAACAGCCTTTGCTGGAGCTTTGCCATGCGTGTTAGTTGCGTCAGCGTCTTTAGTGTCATCTAGTAGAAATAAACCTCCTAGAGCGTACTTACGAGCGTAAGAGCTACTAGCTCCCGTGCTCTGGGCTTTGTCCATACCTTTGCGGTTTAAATCTAAACCAGCCTGGGCTGTTACGTGCGCCTTAGCTTCACCGTCTGTAATTTCTGCGGTACACTCTACGAACATGTTACCAGCTACTTCGATTACTTTATCTGTTACAGTTAGTAATAATCCTTGCTCATTTAAGAGCGGTTTAAGCGCTTCTAAGATATCTTCAGCGTTTCTGTAGCTGTACTTACCAAAAGAGTTATATTGGCTCTTAGAGGCTTTTAATTGCGTCTGGATTGTAATTAGTTTCTTTATCATAATTTTAGTTTTTAAGGGTTTTTAGTTTGTTTTTTCTATAATAAATCTTAGTCCTGATAAAAATTCTTTGTTATTTTCTACCCATTCTTTTACGTTGTCAAATGTTTTGAATGTTAATGGAGTTACGTTGTCGTTTTTTGTAAATTCTAATGTGTACATGATGTTTGTTTTTATTATTAATATTTTGTTTTTTGTAAAGGTAATACTTTTATTTGGTTACTACCAAACTTTTTTGGATTTTTTTTTATTTTATTTTTAAGGGGGTTTTTACGCCCCCATTATTTTTAGCCTAATATTGTGATATCTGAGTATCTTACTACTGACTTGGTTCGGTTTCCTAGTAAGTCAAATGTATATACTTTCATAGTCGTAGGTCCTAATTTTTCGATGTTCATTCCATACATGATTGCACCGTCAGCCTCCCATATTGACTCTCCTAAGCTGTCAACTTCTATAACCTTTAATACATCTACTAGCTCTCCATTGTCTCCTAAAGATAATTTTGTTACTCCAGCGATTGTAAGTTTAACGTTTCCATCTTCGATTGCTGTTTTGATTTCTTTGTTTGTCATGATATTTGTTTTTAGTTGTTAGTTTTTATGTTCGGTACAAAGATACAAACTATTTCTAGTATAAACCTGAGCTTTTTTTAATTATTTTCGTTTTTTTTTGAAAAAAGTTTATAGCACGCAGAAAATCAGGCAGTTACGCCTGAAATATTTTTTAATAAAATTTGTGTTTAGAAGTTTTGAGAGTCTTTTAGCTCTTTTAGTAGGTCTCTGAATTTCTCAAATAGCTCTAAGTACTCAGGTTCTGAGATTTTAAATGTAGCTCTAGAGTCTTGTAGTAATTGCTCAGCTAATTCTGTGCCTATCTTTAGGCTGTATTCAAATTGACGGCCATATTCAAATCGATTGCATTTTCTACATTGTAAATTTACGTTTCTAACGTCCCATCTGGTAGCTAATTTACCTCTAGAAATGAAATGCCCAGCGTCCGACTCTGAAAAGTGTATACCTTTGTCACATGAAATACATGTACCATACCCCTCAGAGTTTACGTTAAGTCTACGTATATACTCATGAAATGGTTTATCGATTTTAGTTTTCCAGTATTTTAGAGTCTTCTTTTTTGCCATGTAAAGTAAATAGTGGCCCAGGATAAACCCCACAGAAACCTGGACCTTTTAGACTATCTATAATCGTATTGATAGGTTTATTTAAAAACACTTTTAACTGCTATACATCGTCTATGTTTATAACTAAGGAAAACTAGCTCTCATATCTCAGGTATTTAATTTTGAGACGTGTACCTTTAAATTCTTATGAGTGTGCAGCTAGTAATCTTACGAGGCTTTTAATCTTACAAAAAACTTCTACCAATTAGCTGGATTATTCAGTAACTAGATATCCAGTTATTAGGTTTTAAGTTAACCGATATCCAGTGTGGCTGTACGTTAGTGTTTGGTACGTGTGATAGGCCCTAACTATGTTTTGTTTTTAACCTTGTTAATTATTTTTTCACCAGAGCGCACTACAAAATATCCACCTACAGCTGTAACTAATAAAGCCTGAAGCAATCCTATCCACTCTGGGGCTATTTTAAAGCCCTCTAAGGAACTATCTAGCATAATAAATAGAAACATGCATACAAGTAAAAAAGCGAGAGTATAAGGCCTTATATTCTTTGAGGCCCACGAGTCACTATGTAGGTCCGCCTCCCAGCGTCTAGATATCTCAGTTTCTAACTGCATATCATACTGTAGCTGCATAATTAGTAAGTCTTTATCCTCTGGGGTTAAATCCTTGTCGCCTTTGATTGCATCGCCTAGGGCGCTTAGTTGCTTTATGCCAGTAACGCTCGCAGCCAGGTCTAAAAGCTGTGGGCTAAATTTCTTACCGTTTTTAGCTAGCCATCTTAAGCTATCGCCTACCCTGGTAGTGCCGTTTTTATCTTTGTATTTACCGCTTACACTCATTGTAATAGTCTATAGTATATTTATATTCTTTTTGTACATCAAAGCTAGGGCACGCCTTACTGCTAAATTCGTTATGACCGTGAAGGGTGGCGTCTATGTGCTCATCCATTAAGTCGTATATTAGTAAGTCTAAAGCCCTTTTTTGTGCATCGTTCCTGGTATCCTTAGGCTTCATTTGCTTATCTAAACCTCCAGCGTAACAGATACCAATAGAGTTTTTATTTAAACCCTTTGTATGGGCCCCTGAGCGCTCTACTGGCCTACAATTATGTAATACACCATCTAGGTCTATAAAAAAATGATAGCCAATATCGGACCAGCCATTTTGTACTACGTGCCAGCTATATAGGTCGTCTGTAGTTACGTCTCTAAACTCAGGCGTCGCGCTGCAGTGTATTATTATTTTATCTATGTATCTCATTTTAGAAATATAATAGCTTTAATACACCTACTATAATGGAAACTAAAACAGCTGTTAATACACCACCTACCCAGTTAGCTGTCTTGGCTAATTTTTGGGCTTGCCTATTAGCTTTATGCGCCAGGTCTTCAGTTTCGTTTAGCCTAGTTAATAACCCCTTATTTGTGCTGTTTGGGTCATCTTTTAATATAGTTAATATTTCTTTTAGGTCGCCCTCTACATTTTCTAAGCGGCTAGAAAATTTACTCATTTCGTTTCTATCTTCTTTGTTCATGTTTATTCTATTGTTATAGTTTTAGTAGTAGGTGTAATTATTGCGTCTACACTAGTAAGCAAGCTAGCCTCTATCTCAGCTACCCTATCTAAGCCCATTGCTGCCTTTGTCCACGCTATAAAATCTTCGTGTGTAAGCGTGTCAAATGACGTAAAGCCCTCTAGGTTATCTGTGTTTAGAGATTGTGTGCCTATGCTAGTAGTACTAAAGCCCTCTTTTGAGCCTGTTACTCTGTAGTGTATTGTATACACAACATCTGTATTTTCTCCTTTAGTAGTGTAAACATCTACTGTTTTGCAATTCCATTCGTAAGTCATAATTGTGTTTTTATTTATTTATTTTTATTACCATGATGTTGCTAAAGCTACTCTACTCCAAGAGTTTGTAGCATAACAAACATACATGTGATTTCCATCTATTACTATTTCCCCCAGCTTTCCTGTTGAATTTCTAGCTGCGGGTGCTGTTTGCATTGCAGCAAGCCTATACCCGTCAGATAACACTTGGCCGTAAACCTCTAACTTCTCACTCGGACTAGCCGTACCGATACCTACGTTGCCCGTAGAGGTGATAATCATTCTAGTAGATGAACCAGTACTAAATCGTAAGTTGTCATCACTAGCCTCCCATATACCAGTATCTCCATCGCCAAAAGTCAAGCCTGTAGATAAAGCTCCTCCTCCCCCGCCTATGTGTAGCTTTGACGTAGGATTAGTCGTTCCGATGCCGACGTTACCTGTGGAGGTAATACGCATCCTTTCAGAGCCTGTTGTCGTTGTCGTGTTATTGGCAGTATATAGTTTAATTGTAGTAGCGGAATTATTAGGGCTGAAGCCCCCGCCGATATATACGTTATTAGATGACAATGTAGACTCGGTTGATATAGCTACTATGTCTTGTTCTGAATTAGTATAATGTCTACCTAAAAACTTACTGTATTTTGATGTGTTATCTGCTCCTGTATTTCCAGACCGAATATATCCAGCAACATCTAACGCATGAGCAGGATTAGTAGTTCTTATTCCGACGTTTCCTGTTGCATTAATATAAAGTCTATCAGAACTTGCTGTTCTTAGAGATATAATATCGTTTGCTGGGAAAGACATTCCTGTTCCTCCATCTCCCCAGTGCTCTAAGCCTGTGCCTACATAATGAGTACCTTCTGTTATCCCAGTATCCATTCTAGCTGTTCCAACTACATCAAGTTTTGTTGATGGACTAGTCGTTCCGATGCCTACGTTGCCCGCGTTGAAAAAAGAATTCCCGCCCGCGGTAATGTAAGTGGCAATAGTGTCTGCACTGCTTGTTAATTCTAAAACACCGTTAAAATTATCAATTTTTAATTGAGACCTAACCCTATTTGTTGCACCATCAGGATTATAAACTACAGTAACACCATCAACATCTGCGCTTTGGGCAGAAGGCGAAACTACTAAATTAGATTGCAAAGGACTAGTCGTACCGATACCTACATTACCTGTTGATAATATAGTCATTCGTGTTCCTGAAGACGTTCCTACAGGAGAAAACCTAATATTTGTATCACTTTGAATATAGTCTGCGTCTCCTGCTGAAACTAATCTTAAATTACCTATCTTCGCGTCTCCATTCACGTGTAGCTTGGAACTTGGACTAGTCGTTCCGATACCTACGTTGCCTGCTGCTGTAATTTCAACTACTTGAGAGTCAGCTACAGCAAACCTGTATCTACCATTAGTAGGTACGTTAAACCAAAAGTCGTTTGTAGTGGCTACTCCACTTATGTACCTTGTTTGAGCACCTTGGCCTGCAGGAGTACCTGATATAATCAAAGCTCCTGAGTTGAGTTTTACATTTCCTGATACTTCTAGCTTTTCGCTAGGACTAGTCGTCCCGATACCGACGTTGCCAGCTGAGGTAATACGCATTTTTTCAGTATTGTTGGTTTCAAAAACCATACTACCGTTCTCCCTGTTAATTAAATTAACTTGAGAAGCTCCCATAGATATTTGAAATCCATCATTAGATGTTGTACCCGTCGTTGCTTGTGTTAATTGTAGATAAGCATTACCACTGTCCGCATGTACGTGCAGTTTTCTACTAGGAGTTATCGTTCCTATACCTACGTTGCCTGATGAGTTTAATATTAGTTTTGTAGAACCATTTTGAAGAACTCTAAATGTGTTGTCATTATTAAATGATATATTAGGGTATGTGGTTTTGTAATCCAATACACCTAACTCAACAGCTCCACTTATTTGAGACAAGACCCTATTAGTGTTCACTCTATATCCCCCTGTAGAGCCAAAGGCTGAATTAATGCTGCCGCTAACATCTAGCTTGTAGCCTGGACTAGTCGTCCCGATACCTACGTTGCCGCCGTTTAAGTATGAATTACCAT